AGCCTGCATATTATGCATGGAAGAGGTAATTAAACCTTGGCTACGTAACCATAATCGTCAGATGCATGCGTTGAACGGGAATATAGAAGTTTCGATTGAACTGGTTCTCATCGTTCTTCTCCTGGGTGGTTTGGGATATTTTTTCCACCACTATGTCAAAGCTGCGTTAGCAAGTGTGCGCACTGACCTGCAGACTACTGTTGCAGGCGCGCAATCAGCATTGAAGGAAGAGTTAGGTGTAGCTATTACACAACTTTCTTCTGAGCTTGATGCAGCACGTATGATCACTATGAATAATGTCCGAGCAGAGCGAGTACGGCTCGAGGGGATAGCAACTAATTTACAAACTGGAATGCTTCAGGGGCTCCAGGGGCAACGTGAAGAGTTAGCGAAAGAGTTAAAGGAAAATATCCACGAAATACAGAATATGGCTAATGGTGTTCGAAATGAAATGGCGAATGCGGTTAAAAGTGTCACTAAGTTGACCACCGATGGTAACGCAATCAAAGTAGAAATGAATCATAGCGTTCTTGGAAGCAGCTGGCAAGGCTGGCTTCGTGCATATGTTGATCCTACTCAATCTTATTCAGTGATAAATATTATGTGTTGGTGTGCATGTATTAGTTGGCTCGTTAAGTACCTTTGGAACTGGTACAAGGGCACAGATCGTTATGAGAGTTATTCACAGTCCGAAAAATGGCTAAAAGGCATTTTGGACACTCTAACGATGTTGGCCGTTTCCGTTGTTGCTATTAACAACGGGTGGCGAGAGGCAGCTATGGTCTTTAGAACGTGTATGGAGTGGTGTCGGATGTTATACACCAGCACAAACGCGATAAAGACAATGCGCGATCTGTTTTTCAGCGATGACACTAGTGATATGTTGAGAGAGGATGGGAATTGGTTTTATAATTGCATTGAAAGTGCAATGGGTTGGTGTACTTCTACGGCACCGAAGATAGAGGCAGCTAAGACTGCTCATGACCTTTTGGTCAAAAATCTTCAGGGATTATCCGATGATGAAGAGTCCGACGATGAGAAATCACCATCTAGTGAAGAGACAGACTTACCTCCACAATTCGATGGGCGAATGGATCCTAAGATGTGGGGTGAGAGATTTCCACTTGCTAAGCGATATGCTGAGCAAATGTATGGGAGTCCACGGTGGCGGAAACATGTTTTTCGTTTTCCACGTGAACAGCAGATTAAGTTGGGTGAGGACTGGACGAGTGAAGTTAAGGCAGAAATGAAGAAGTTTGAAACTCTTCAGGGTGAACTTGCTAACGCACTTCCCAGTGAGATAAATCCTATCACAGGAGAGAGGTTACCTAGTGTTTTCCATAATACTCTTGTTGATTTAGCCAAAACCCAATGGCGTTTATTTTTGATTGCTTTAGTTGTGATCGCGGGAGTTGTTGGTGCAGTCTACCTCCTTGTGAATCGCAGAAAAAACAATTTAGTCAAGGAAAAGACTAAGGAAAAACCCATGGAGGGCGCTGCTACTGAGTTTCCAGATCAGTTAGTGCCCCAACCAGAGCCTGTGCAGGAAGTTTCAACAACGCTGAATCTACCATTAGTAAATGTCCAAGGATTTGTTCAAGTTAACGTCCCAGTGGAAAATTACGTTTTGGAGAGCGTTGTCCCAGAACCTGTAGAGGAAAAACAGCCTGAAGCGCTAGTGGTGATCACACGTACTGAAAAGACGGAGGAGATCTTGATAGACACGGAAGATAATGTTGATAACTTTACAAGTGCTAGATGCACTGATAATACCGAGCAATTCGGGGGAGTTCAACAGCCTACACCGGGGACTAGTTCCCCAGGGTTATATAGGAACACAGACCTGCGACCTGGTGCTCCAGTGTTTGTGCCTGTAGGTGAAGTCTATTCTGTGGTATCAGAATTAGTGAATAAGGTGGTGCAAGACCAGCCCGAGTACGAAGCAAGACCTACCGCTAAGAAGCGGAAGCCGCCACGGAATAAAAAAGTGGCAAAGCGGGGGTGGTTGTATTATGACGAGCTCAAGAAGGCAGATCAATTTGCTAATTATTCTGAGTATCGTGAGTATTTGCGGGAAGTGGCAGACCGTAATCTTGAGAATGGAGTGGTAGGTATACCCTCCGATGAAGACCACGTAGTTTGGGCCGATAAGGACGATTATGCGGCGTGGTATTCTGAGAGAGCGGATGACCGCGAGCTTGAGGAGGATGAGGAAGAGAGAAAAGGGCGTCGGAATGATGATGACGATCCCTACTCTCGGCACGGAAGAATCTTTGGTAAGATGTCCGATGCTCAGTATGAAGAGAACATTATGATGCGTAATATGTCCGAGGAGGAATACGCAGCGTATGTACCTAAGTATCATGGTCGTTCATACGACTCAGACTCTGAGAGGAAAGATGAGGAGGGCGGAGGTTTCGAGGCCGTCAAATCTCGGTGGCGCTGTCGTGCGCCAGCTGAGTGTGGCTATCATGGTGAATGCAAAAATATGAAAGACCACAAAAATCCACAGAGTGAGGTAGTTAAGCAAGCCGGAGTTGTTAATAAATCTGGTGTGAAATATCTAACTCGACCTATGGACCCCCACATGACTAATTGTAGATTTGGAGCGAATTGCAAGAAGGGTGAATGTGAATTTGTTCATCCGCCGGCGATATGTGATGTGACGCCACGCTGTATACGAGTAACTGAAAGGAAAGATGGAACGATTGATAAGACGTTTCAAAGTACGAGTGAATGTAAGCGTAAGAGTTGTCATTTTTATCACAAACCGGATAATGTTAAAGCGCCAGAGAAGCAGCTCTTGAAAAAGAGTGGTCGTGTTCATGTGCGGAATTTGGCTGATAGGACTAAGCTCGGTGCTGATCTTGATAATAAGAAGAAGCATGAGGGGCGGTTTGAGAGCCTAAATGGAGGTTATCAATTTCATTTGGATAAGCATCTGGGATGCACATATGGCTTATATAGTAAACCGGACCCAGTGTCGCTGTTGGAAAATGCGACATATGAGTGTACAAAGGTGACTTTTACTAAGCATTTGGGAGCGTATGAGAATGCAAGATTTCTTCGTACCCCTGATGTAAATGGTAAGCCAGTGTTCCATGAGATTGATCGGGAAACTTTAATGACCACTGGAGCCGACTTAGCAAGTTGTGAGCTTCCAAAAACTATCACAAGACCGGTGAAGAACGGTTGGCGTGAACCTATCCCGGGTGAGATCTGTGTTGTTCTCATAGCCCGCCAAATAGGCGATAAAGGTGAAGGTTTCCACATAGCGTACGGTAATGTTACGTCTAGAGTGGGAGAGTATTTTGGTCATACTGCCCCGACAGTAAAGGGTGATTGTGGATCAGGTGTTTGGGCCCTCAGTGATGGTAAATTGCTGGGGTGGCACCAATTAGGTTCCGGAAGTGACAAGGTGAATGGTTTCATTCCGGTTAATGCGCAGTGGGCAGAACTGTGCACCAACACGATTCCAAGTAAAGTAAAGCATTTAAACTCTTAACTCCAGAACAGCGAGTAGTGAAAGCGGACCGCTTTTGGAAAGATTGTTGGTATCCGTGGTACCGTGGTGTACGATACGGTGCTGTTCCTTCGGAGGAGTTTATAAAATACTACTTGAAAGGCGTGTGCAGGCATATTGGTAGGACTCAATTTAGGCAACCCCGCTATGGTCGGGAAACGTTTGCTGACCCTACAGTATCTTCTTGGAAGAGCTGTCGGGACTTTAAGTGGGAGCAGAAATATGGAATGGCTGTAGCTAATGCAGAATCCAATTTCAAGAGCTCCTCGAAGTATGAGAAATACCAGCCTGATGTGGACGAAGAGGCTATGGACTTGTCGTTGAAATGGACAGGCCAGCACTTTGGACCTCATATGATGGGGGCTTTGGTTGTTGACAGGGATGTTGCAGTTATGAATGCTGCTAAAATGACATCTCCTGGTTTCGGTATAAAAGAGGGATATCCGACGAAGGGACCTTACCTTGCGTCACCCATCTTTCCTCCGATTCATGACGCCTATTGGCGTCATTTGAGATCAAAGGATCCCATACCAACGTTTTGGAGTCTCAATGATAAATATGAACTTCGATCGTTGGAAAAACTGAAAGAAAATAAGATTCGTTCTTTTACGGCTTCTGCTGTACACCACTCTATCGCGAACAGTCAATTGTGTCTCGATATGAATGAGAAATTCTACAGAAGTGCTCTCCGGACTGCCTCATTTGTTGGTGCAACAAAATTTAGAGGGGGATGGAATAAAGCTATACGTAAACTATTAAAATTCCGTATGGGTTTTGCCTTAGATGAAAGCGATTTTGACGCATCATTGTTTCGGCGACTTTTATGGGGCCAGTGTGTGCTCAGGTGTGAATTCTTGAAGCACAAGTCTGAAGAAAATTTGCAGGCTATGCACAATTTGTATTATGACATCATCAATAGTATAATGATCACACCCAAGGGTGATGTGGTTGTTAAGAACACAGGTAATCCGTCTGGACAAGGGAATACCATAGTGGACAATACTATGATCCTGTATCGTATGCTTTGTTATGCATTTATAGTACTTTGGAAGAAGAAACATAATGTTTCCTCCATTAAGGAATATGATGACAAGCTCGAAAATCTGCGTATGCAGTTGGATGGCCGGGTGGGTTTCGGTGATGGTGATCTTGAGCAGGAGTATGAGAATTTGTTATCTCAGAAGCTCACATACAAATATCTTAATGATAATGTTGAGATGGTTCTGAATGGAGATGATAACACTTTCTCTGTTTGTGAATTGATAATAGACTGGTTTAACGCGAGGGGCATTGCGGATGTTTGGACCAGCATCGGAGTTACGACAAAGTCCGATTGTTGGGATCCAAGACCAGTGGAAGAATTGGATTTCCTAAGTCATACATCTCGATATGATGAAGAGTCACGGATGTATCTGCCAATTCCCGAGAAGAGCCGGATTATGGATTCTCTCTTACTCGGAAGTAAATCACCGGATGTGCGGTGGAGTTATTTAAGAGCCTGTGCTTTGCGAATTGAAAGCTGGGCTGATAATTCCCCTGGTGGTTTAAGGGAAATGTTACAGGATTACATTGAATACCTGCATAAGCATCACTCTAATGAGTTAGTAGGCGAAGTGCAGGTTCCAGGTTCTAAGGAATACGTCAAGTGGGATGATATACAGAATACTTATTTTAGCGATCAAACTTTATCCACACTCTATAGTGGTTATGAATCGGAGTCCGGATTTATAGAGCCCGATATAAAAAGTTCGCTATGGTGTCTGTCCCACGTAATGACGCAATATTCAATCGAATTGCCGCTGCAAGCGGCTTAACCCGGTGTGGAGCACAGTGGGTACGCCAAGCGTTAGACCCCTTCCATGATACGTTTCTGGCTGACCCATGTGGGTATCCAGATACTAACGATGCTGCAAGCATCGTTCAGGTTGTTAAGCAATCGTATCAACTCGCCGCACCTGTTGCGTCGGGAAACTGGGACTGTAACGTTGTCATGATGCCGTGGATTAACGGCATTACAATGAACGCAGCGACGGCCAATGGTGCTAATACTACGCCGCCAACTAACGTCATTGGGCAACAGAATCCAGCCACAACAGGTGATATAACTGTTGGTGGTATACAAGTCATTGCTGCAGCAAGTGGCACACCGTGTGATATCACGGAGCCATCAGTTGCCGGGACTTACAGTAATGTGTCTCATACCATACCTGCTACGTATATGAACGGCAATAGCCGTGTCATTGGTATGGCAATGGAAATCGTCAATACTACCTCTGATTTAAATAAGCAGGGTTTGGCGACGATGTATCGTATTCCGATACCACAGAACGATGATGGCACCACCTTTAAGCTGAATAATAATGCTACGGGTGACACGCGTGCCTTCAACGGAGCGGCGTCAGTGGTCTTTGTACCTGCACCTCCGTTGAGTATCGCAGAAGCTCAGTTGTTCGCAGGAACACGAGCTTGGGATGCGGCAAAGGGTAGTTATCAAGCTGCCACTTTTAATACTCCTGATGTGCCTGCACAGGGGATTAACTTTACGCAACCAGCGATATATACAACATCGCAAACTGATCCTTTCGTGCTGTTTGCGCATATGACACGCACGAACAATGGCTTTGTGGCAACGGACGGAGCGGCATATGTGCCCTCCGTATACTGGACAGAAATGAATATGTCTGGTACATATTTCACAGGGTTATCGAATTCGACAACACTAACTGTTAATTACATAGTGTATATCGAGAGATTCCCGACGCAGGACGACCTTGATCTGATCGTCTCTGCGCATCGATCTCCTGCTTACGACATCAAAGCTCTTGAGTTATACTCGGAGGTTGCGTCTTCGTTACCGGTAGCGGTAACCTTTGATGCTAACGGATGGGGAGATCTGTGGGATACAATTACCTCGGCTGCATCGAGCGCTTTAAACGTGGCTCGTAAGGTGGTTGCACCTGTAGCGTCGTTGTTCGGCGTGAGAGGGCAAGCGATAGCCGCAGGTATAGAGGGCGTTGGTGCCGTAGCCGACGCCTTCGACGCACCTTCTTCAGATTACGTTCCGACAGCTCCTCGTGGGCCGCCAATGGTAACGGCTGGTCGTATGCGACAGCCGCGAGGTCGGAAGAATCAAGGGACCAGGACAATGCTGATCTCTAAGAAGGAGTTCAATAAAGACGTTCGTGCCGGAAAGGCCGGCAAGCGTTTTAAGAACAAACCGATACAGATAACACGTGATAAAGGCCTAAGGGCTGAAATCAATGATGTTCGGAATAAGCTGAAGCAGAAGCGGAAAGCGCGGAAGGGCTATTAAAATCTGAGTCGTATTGTGCCCCCGCCAATACGCCAATGATGGCAGTTGATGCGGAGGGTTTTAATTTTTACCTTCGTTGATGTCTAGTTGTTTGTTGATAATAATGCTACAAAATCGTACCTGTAGAAGCTATCATGTCGGCAATGAGTTGATTCACGCTCATGCCTCCCATAAGGGTTTCAGATGTGTCAGAGGGTAACGGAATTCAAACTGCGTGTGTTGTTTTCCCCCAGAAATGGGCCAGCTAATCTATTAGTCCGTGTGGTATTTTATCGCCTAACGAGTCGTTCCCAAACTCGGTTATCAAATTGCAGGACGTGAGTACTACGATAGTGCTAAAGGGGGTTTCTGATTTTTGAGTATAACTCTTTTCATCAGTGACCACAGGTCAATTGAGCTCTCAGGCGGTTTGAATCCGTAGTCAGTCTCTATCCTGTGCCTTCCTGACTGAATCCTGTATTTCAGGGTGACTCATTTAGTTGAGCATGTCCTTGGTATAAGCCAG